TGTATTTAGGCAAACCAATACCTGATTCATATTCATCAAGTAAATCATCCCAGTCATGTAGTTCTTCTTTAGCTGTTTTGTTGCTCATTTTTTATCCTATTTAGCCATGATTCTTCATTCTCGTTAAAGGGCAACTCTATATATGAGATACCATTTATTTCACACCATTCTTTTTTTTCTTGGTCTCTCTTTTTGTGTTTTACAAAACCTAATAATGTACTATGATAAAATGGGGTAAATTTGTAGTGTTGTTCACCATGTACTTCAATAGTGCGTTTTAAAAGAGGGATATAAAAATCTAAGTATAGAGTCTCTGATCTCCTCAAAGGAACAGGTACCTCCTCCAGTATTTGCATGGTTGGGAAGCATTGATGTATTAGCTGTCTGGCAGTCAAATGCAAAGAGGATTTATTTTTAGCGGCCCCGTGGGCTATGCCTCCAATGAGTTGCCAATTGCAAAGGTTGCCATCAAGATCTTTTATTTGCATTTAATACCCATGGTCTCTTTAACTTGTGCTAATAGGCTTTCATAAATATCTGGATGATCAACTAAGTATTGTCTAACCTTTTCTGTTCCTTGAAATTTTGGCTTATCTTCCACCGAAGTTAATGTGTACCAAGCTCCCCCTTTTTGAATTAGACCAATATCGGCAGCAAGCATTAATAGCTCCATCTGCTTATCAATGCCTTGGCCATATCTAATATAGCTAGTAATGGTACCACCAGGAGCACCAAGCGCCGAACAAACCACTTGCCACTGTATCTCTTGTCCAATTTGTTGACCATCTTCTGATGTCCCGATTTTCCATGCCCTATGAAATTGTGCCCTTAGTTTAATATCTGTTTGATAAGCAATAGCCTGACCACTCTTCTCTTTCCATTCAACATGGCCAGTCCCAGGATTACCCATAAGATGAGTAATGCCAATCACAATATTCCTATTAACAGGAATAACATTAGCCACCTTCCTGCAAAACTTAGCTAACAACTTGGCACCATCTGCTCTTTGCATCTTGCTCATATCTGACGTAATTTCTGTCTCAGTGCATAATGCAGAGTATGAGTCTATGATTAGTACTGATCCTGGGATTTCATTAATGATTCTTTCACCAATTTGGAGATATTCTTCTGCGTGTAATATCTTTCCTTGTTGAGAGCCAATAATATGAAATCGTTCAAGATTGAGTCCTGGAATACCTTCTAAATCTCTTTTCTTAAGTCTTCCTTCAATATTAAGGTAATATATTTCTCTTCCTTCTTTGAATCCCTTGTAAGCGTACTCTGGTTTTTGTGCTGTAGCAGCGAAATCTAAGGATGTTGTGGTTTTTCCGCATTTAGGTTGACCGGTTAAAATCATGAAGCTACCTTCCGGCACTCCACCATTTAATATGATATCTAAGGATGGGCTTACTGGGATGGTAATTAATTTCTTGTCTACAACAGCACTTGCTGTTAGCATAATTTCATTACCAAAATCTTTAATAACGTCTTCTTTTAAGCTCATTGGTCTAGATCCTTCAATTTAGAAATAATGTTTTTTGATTGAGATTTACTGCTACCAAAAGAGATATTTTCTTTTCTCTCAATATTAAGAGTAAGATCAGTATTTTCTTGTAATATTATCTGTTCTTGGCTCTCTATCATAGCGGGAAGATGCGGCGCTCGCAAAGAATAGATTTTTCTACCTTGATCAGTGTTCAGAGCCCTTATGATAGCTTTAGCAGAATATTGCTTAAGCAACTTGTGGGCGGAGCCTATTTGGTTTCTATAAAAAGCAGACCAGCTTTTTTCTACCCAAAATCTATAATGAAGGTCTTGCTTACTGGTTTGTGCTTTTCTTTCACAGATAATTTCTGTTATAAACTGAGCAGATGACACAGATTTGCCGTTGGAGTACTTGGATAAATATTTATCAGGCATCAGCGTTTTGATTGTTGGTGTGTATTTCTTGGCAAGTAAGCTCTAGATTGCTGTGGAATTTTTCAAAAAATTTATCCACATAGATTCTATAGTCTTTTTGATTCCGTACTGGAATATGATAATACTTTTCAAATAGATCTTTGGTTTCAGCTAAATGTCCGTTTTCGTCTATTTCTGATACTTCTGCCTTAACATAAACCGTAATTTCATGTGGCGCATTGGTAATATGTTTAGGATGCAATATTTCCGGGTGCTTTTCGCTGAAGTCCAGGGGTTCGTCGTTATCTATATTATCTAGCTTTTTATCTTGAGCTTTTTCAAGAATTTTACCAATTTTTAGTTCGAAATTTTCGAATAGGCTTTTTTCTTCTGGGGAAAGATTTTCATAAAGTAGTCGAATCTCTTTCTCAACATCATAAGCTTCTTTATCTATTGAAGTATTTTCTTCGCTCATATAATAATCTATTTCTTAAAAGGTCTGAAGATACCATTTTGAGTATCTGACTTCGGACTACCCTTTTTCTTTAGTTCGTCATTTAATGAAGATGCTTGCTGGGTCATAATAGCTACACTTCTTGTTCGTGATGCGCTCTCTGTGATCATTAGATCTTTAGACTTAATTTTACCAACAGGAGAAGATGTTGTTGGAATACTATTGGTCTGGGTTTCAGCAATATGTATTTTATCAACCACACCCTTAACCTGCTTGTCAGTTAAAGATAATTCCTCTGCTATCTTTGTGTTATCCAAGCCCTGATGGTTTAACCACAGTACTGCATATGTTAGAGTCTTATTCATTTTAGCCATTATTCATTCTCTCTTTCTGCGTTGTTTAGCCATGCTATATTTTTCGTATTAAGAAATTCCATATAAAACCCAAATACTTTGGCATTAACTTCTTTGAATTTACTATTGGATCTACAAACTTTATTTATGAATATGTTATCGTGTTCTTTGTCGTATATCGAAAAAGGATTTAAAAATTTCCCGTTATTACCAAGTCTTATAACATATTTAATAGATCCGTTCTTCCGAATATTCTTTTTTGCTAATACTGATTCTCCATCGACCTCGGATCTTGAAAACCCGTTTTGATCAGTAAAGTCAGCTTTATCAGCAGTGGTAAAAAATTCAGTATCTAAAGTTTCCTCTTTTTCAGTATTGCTAAAAAGACTTTTGGGGTTGTATATGAATTCACTCATTATTTAGTCCATTTGATTTTAGTTTTTGATTTTTTAAGTCTAGACATTCCACTAGGAAGTTCTTTATTTGATTGTGTTTCTTTATAGTCGTTATGCTTATTGCTTAGTTCAATTCTCTGGTCATTGCTCATTTTGTCTCTATTTCTATTAGCGATATCTCCAATAGTAGAAAGCTCATTGTCGCTCTTCCTTACGGACGTATATAAAGAGCTAACGTCTTCTATATAGGCTCTTCTCGTATGTTTTGAGCTATGACACTCAGAGCATTCCATCTCCTCTTTATAATCCTTAATACTACAAAAGATCTCAAATTTGATCTTGCACTTATCGCAAAAATATGAATATGATGGCATTATAGATATGATTCCGGCAAATAAACCGACCACTCCAATGGTATGTCTGACCTTATCCTAAGAAGCATGTGTGTTATTGGCAAGTACTTTGGACTCTTATTTGGTGCCACAGGCAAATTTTGAAGAGGCATGTTGGCTTGTTTTGGGGTTCTATTTCTTTTTTTCCTATTACATTCCACACAAGCTGTTACTATATTTGTCCATGTTGTTGGAGATTCTGAATTTCCTCGAAATACCGACTTAGGAATAACATGATCATAAGTTAATTTACTAAGATCTTTTTTTTCTCCACAATATTGGCAAGTATAGTTATCTCGTATAAATAAATTCTTTCTTGAAAAATTTACTTTTTGATTATTAACTCTGAAATACTTAGCTGTTTTGACTATGCATGGTATGGGGAATTTTTTATTATTGACACCGCAAATATAGTCATCTTTATAGAAATCAATTATCTCAATTCCTTGAGTATCATCGTTTTCATATTTGATATACCAAGTAAGGGCTTTTTTCCAATCAATAATCCCCAGAGGTGTACAATCCGCATTAAGTACAAGGCATCTACTATTTTCTGGTCTCATTTTGGTTTTCGTAAGTATCAAGTCTACTAAGAATTCTAGCAATAATTGGGTGTCTAACAATATCAGAAAACTGAAGTCTCGAAACACCGATACCTTCAATTCCTTCTAGTTGTTCTATCATCTCATAAAAACCGCCCTGTAAATGTCTTTGTAAATCTGACTGACTAATATCTCCAGTTAGTACCATCTTGCTTTCCTTGCCAAGTCTGGTAATTAACATTTTGAGTTGTTCATAAGAAGCATTTTGACATTCATCTGCTATGATAAAACAATTATTAAAATTTCTACCTCTCATCAAGCCCAATGGAACAATTTCAATTTTATTATTTAGTTTCAATGATGTATAATGAGAAAGCGGTATGAAATGATTTATTTCATCTAGAATAGGCAGTAGATATGGGTGTAATTTCGAGTCAGCATCTCCTGGTAAAAATCCTATTTTTTCACCTGCTTCAACGACAGGTCTTGTAATAATAATTTTTTTGACTTTCTCATCAAGCAGATGTTCTATGGCTAGCCCAACAGCACAATGCGTCTTACCGCTACCAGCAACGCCCTGGCAAAACGTTATGCTGTTTTCTAATATTATTCTGAGATATTCTTTTTGATTATCTGTTCTAGGCTTGAGCCTATTTCTGTATATCTCCGGAACTGGCTGTAGACTATTAGTTGCATCGACTACCTTGGTCTTTTTATTAGACCTTTTATTAGTTTTTCTCAAAGTTTGGCCCTTCTTAATAAGTAAGAACGTCAACGCCATTACCGTTATTATACACCGCTTGAGCCAAATCCTCCTATTCCCCTGCTAGACTGCTGTAATTCAACAGTTTCTTCAAAACTCATATTATAGTGAGCCTCTATTATCAATTGAGCTATCCTGTCGCCGCTTTTGATGTTGAGGGAGTTGGATCCCGTATTCAACAATAGAACACACAACTCACCCCTGTAGGATGAATCTATAACTCCAGCCAGTACATCTATACCATTTTTAAATGCAAGGCCAGACCTAGGAGCAATTCGCCCATAATATCCTTCTGGAATTTCTATGCTTAGTCCAGTTTTAATCAGAACTCTAGACATTGGTAATAATTCAATATCCACAATAGAGAACAGGTCTGCACCAGCATCGGTAGAATTAGCCCTTAATGGCACAATGGCTTTAGGATCTAGTTTTTTATATTTGATGGTGTTCATTTATAGGAGACATGCTCCGCCCGCACAACTGATTTCTTCAATGCCTGCTGTATTATCTTCTGTTTCAGAAAGCTGGGTATAGTCAACCTTTTTAAAATTATCAAATAGATCACAGTAAATCTTCCAATTATAAACATCTTTCATACAATAGGTTAATCTCTTAATATCTCCTTCAAAATATTTCCCAGCAAAATTTTGCATCTTAGTCATAAACTTTAATTTGTTGTCTCCATCATCTTCTTTTGCTTGATTCATCGAAACATAATCACAGGCTGCCCATAGATTATTATTGAATGCATTTAGTCCAAGCTCAATCAAACCAGAGCACCATAACGCAGCATCTCCGTACTCTTTAACGATCTCTCTACTCGTATAAACTGTTGTAAATGGAGCTTGTGGATAATCTTTGTCTCCGCTTTGTGGAATCAAAGATATTCCTGCAAAATATTTTCGGTTGTCATAAATATATTTGGTCACAGAATCCCACTCCTCTGGTTTAACTGTGACAGTATTGCTTACATTATGACTAAGATACTCCTGAGTGCATAACGATCTATTTTTGCCAGATTGCACCCAGTTCTTTTGGGTGTCCTTAACTACTTTGAGCATCTCTACCGCAGGTAGCTGATTTTTAAGCTTAGCTCCATCTGGAACTTCTATTGGAAACTTAACTACTTCATCAGTATTATTTGCTGACCAAACGGATTTTTCACAGGCTTGCGGATTAAATTTTTTAAAGTGTTGATATGGAGCCTCAAGAATATTAGCCTGTACATGACGAATATATCTTTTAGCATGATGGGGGTGGATACCGGAACTGGTTCCCAACATACTAGAAGAAGTACCCTCTGGCTTTAAACACGTTACTCGGGCAGCCTGATTAATATTGATCTTTAATGCAATTTTTTTATTTATTTCTACGGCAATCTTCGCCCCCTTAGTTAAGACTTTTTCTGATAAGACAAGCTCATGTTTTTCCATTGTGCCCGTTAGTGATACGCCAAGAAGAGCTTCTCTTTCAAAAATTCTTTGACTGGTTTCTCCTAGATAGTCTAGTTTAGTAAAGCCAGCTTGAAGTGTCCCTATAATAGCTGCGGCTCGGCATGATTCATAGAAATCTTCTTCGTCTGTTACTGACGAACAGTTAATTGTTGAAAGATTGCACCCTTGCCATCCTGACTTATTCGTCTTTTCATCAATAGGCCACATGCCAATTTCTACACATGGATTAAAAATCATTTCTGTTGATTCACTCCAAATGAAACCCGGCTCTCCAAATTCTTTCACAGATTGCATAAGTGTGGAAAATTCTTCAAAAGATGTTGAATCCTTCAGCAATAGTGCGGAATTGTTGCTTCTCGCTCTTTGTGGATTGTCTATATACCAATTGCCCGTTTTAGCTTTTGCCATTTCCTCATCATCATGACTAAATAGCGCTAGTGAGGCGCTTCGACGCACCCCTCCAGACAATACAGCATCGCTACTATGCATTACGATATCGTATGCATCTATGGGTCTTAGTTTCTTTTGGCCGTCTTTAAGACATCTGTCTAGAAGTGTGCGAATTTTTTCCAAACCATTGGCCAATGGTTCATAACCAGGAGCTTTTCCTACTCCAGAAGCTAATGCTGCACCCTTTGGTCTAATGCTTGAATAATCGAATACTATGTGACTATTCTTGTACTGCTTAAATTCATCCACCGGCTTGCTAAAATATGAGCTTAATAAAACACCCAGAGCATTTGACCATCCTTCAATACTATCTTCAATCAAATACTTTGTAGCCTGTCCGTCTTCGACCTCATGTTCTAGTGATGGAAGTTTAGATACATGATGTTTTTGTACACTAAATCCCGTGCCGCTACCGCATAGCAATAGCCAAAAACATTCTTGAAAGAATCTTAGTCTATCGCAGTATGAGCTAGTGCAGTTATAAATTTTGGCGTGTCTCTTTAGAATGGGGTCTCCGCCAAACTGCAAAGCTCTTTGGCTCCCCAAAACTTTTTTCTTATACATCATATCATAAGCCCAGTCGATTTCTTCGGAAATCCCAAAAGAATCATACTGTGTGTGCATCATCTCTCTTACTCTATCAACAGCTTCTTTCCAGGTCTCTCGTCTATTTTGATCACTTAACCATCTAGCGTATTTGCTGACAAAGGTGTAGTTTTGAAGCTCTTGTAGTGCTGACATTTTTTCTCCTAGAGATTATTGAATTAACTATTGATATGATGCTATACACCATGCGACCATGTAGTATCCTAACGCAATCAATGTTATTGTAAAGAAAAAACTTATTGTCTTGGAACAGTGTGCGGCTGGTCTATTCGTTTGTTAAATGCTAGACTTTTCCATAGACCATCTTGATATTTATTTTCGTCACCACAATCAAAAAGAGACAAGGATTTAGAGATATCAGAAATTAATCCTGGCCACATTTCTAAACTTAATAAATGATTATGCGGCTTATGCCAATTTTCATTTTGTAAAAGATTAGCATCAAACCAAAAAAAAGTACCAGAATAATGAAATTTGCTATTAAAATAACAGTCACGGGTGGTTCTTAAGCAGCCAACGAATTCGTATCGATTTGATTCTATTTGTGGTTTGACAAGATTATGGAATAGGTCTATATTATATTTCCATAACGTGTTTACCCAGCAAGTCATTGCATAATTTTTTTCTGGATGACTACATCCTTTAGCATGACCAAAGAATACGAAATTTTTACTTTGGTCTTTTTTCAAAAGACTAGACATTAAAGGTGCTGATTTATAAAAAAAATGTTCTGATTCTTTTAGTTTATCAGAGTTTGATACTGGTATAATATAAATATCAGAAGATTTAAAAATATCGACTACTTTTTGAAAGATGCGATTATTATGAAATTCATTATCGGGGGACGATACTGTTATGATTTTGTATCCATTAAAAATATTTAGACTATTTTTTAGTTTTTCTATTGCATAATGTGTTTTTTCGTGATCTAAGCAATAGATATGGAATATTAGATGATAATTTATCGCACTTTCATCTTTTTGGGATAATTCTATAAAACTGTCTTTTTGTTTTTTTTTACAAAAATATTTAAATATCATAGTTAATATAGTTCATAGAATTGATCTAAAGAAATAATATTGAGTATCTCTTGTCGATTATTATCAAAATATTCCCAATTATTTACTATTTCTTCAATCTTTAAAGCATCATATGTTTTCTGTGATCCGGGACGTACTACGCCAACTCCCCAGTCGGTATCAATAACACTAACTGTTAGATCCGGTCTTGTGCATCTTAGTTTGGCTATAGATTTCCAAACATCTCCATTCCATAGTCCTGTAACGCGAGGTATTAGCTGTAGTTCATATTCTGGTGGATTACAATCATGAACAATAATAGTTCCATTCTGATTCAAGTGCTTAATAGAGTTGATTATGTCCTTATCTACCTGTATTGAATTATGCAATCCGTCTACAAAAATAATATCATATTTCTGGTTTTCGGGTATTGATGAAAAAAATTTATCAGAAGACATGCGGTAGTTGATTTCCGGAACAAAGATTCCACCCACCTCAGACCCAGGAGATGGATCAACGCCGTCTTTGTGAGGGATTTCAATTTGACGAATGCACAAGCCATCATTAACGCCAATTTCTAAATATCTGGTATATTGATTTTTTTTAATCAAATAGTTTATTATATCCCATCTTTGTGTGCCAACCCTATTAAGGTATTTCTCGATTGTATATTTTTTACCCACTTTTTGTTTTTCTATTGTACTCAAACTATTAATCTTAAATAATAAATTATTTATTTTATATAATCCAATTTTATTAATTTTATGAATAATTTTTTGTATATTCTTAATGTTTTCTATATCTTCTGGATCAACTTTCTCGCAGTCTATCATCACTATGTTAGTGGTCTGATTTGATTGCAAATAATTAATATCTGTATGTAGTTTATTTTTAAGGATTATTTTTGTATTTAATTGTTCCTTGTTGATATATTCATCAATAAGTTTTGTAGCATATGGGTCGTCTATAGAAATATTTTGTGCGAACGGCTCCAAAAATGAGATGGATTCAAGAGAGCAATTTTTAGCAACTATTGAAACGTCGTATGTGGAATCTTCTGTTATAGAGCCCCATTTTCTTATATAGTTTCTAATGCTTTGATTTTCTATTTTTTCAGTACTGTCTTTGTACTCTTCAGAAAACCTAGAGGTTTTTGATATGAAATGATAACACAGAGAGTCCGAGCAAGTAAAGCAACTGATATTTTCCAGCATCTTTAATCTTTTAATAAGATCGTCGTCTTCTCGAAAAAACGGAGAAAAAAGATTATCAAATCCATCTATATGTAAAAACACTTTCCTGGATAAAGCCATAAAAAAGGTAATACCCGGCTCTGTTTTGTCTTTATCCTTTTCTATGGTAGATTTTGCAAACTGTTCGAATTTTGTTCTATTAAAAGTTGTTAGAGTATCTCCACAGTCGTAAATAATTTTTCCTGGTCTTGAATGATGTCCAAAAAGAGGATGCTCTATAGTAGTATATGATACAACATTGTTGGGGGTCAAATGTTTTGATAAATTTTCTAAAAAACTAGAATATAAAATAATATCATTGTGTAAAAAAACTATGTATTCTTTTGTTGCTATCTGAACAGCTTTATTATATGTGTCAGAAAAAGATTTAGACTTATCATTGGCATAGAATATTTTTACATTAAAATCCGAAAGAGAGATTTTTTCTAGCCACTCGTTAGTTCCATCTGTGGAGTCATAGCTAGCAAAACATATCTCAGTATCTGGATAAAGATTTCTTGTTGTTGTATAGAATGACTCTGTGTATTCAAGGTTATTTTTTATAGCAACTAATAAAGAAATATTATTCATGACTTATTTGATCTGATCATATAAAGTATTTTGTAGTCTTTGTTTATCTATGTGTTTTTTATGTAAAATAGCAACTTTGCCATCATCGGAGATGACTGCGCTAGATTTGAAGCCTACTAGGTGCTCGTGTACAGGGCCCATCCATTGTATTTCTCCATTATTCTTATAGATTCTGGGTTGATAATCTGGCCAGTTTACCCAACCTCTCTCATTAACGTTCCATGACCATTTTTTAATATCTTCTTCTGTTAATCCATCAACAATATTAATACGTGGAAGATAATATAAATCTATATCATTGCAAGCTATCTCTTTTCTTAATGCCTGAATAGCATCCAAATGCATTTCTTCATCAGCATCAAAATTAAAAATATATGGCTGAGATGCTTGGCTAGTCATATAGTTTTTAAGTTCAGCAAAATTATTTTTAAAATGGAAAGTGCTGTATTTATTAGAGTATCTCTGGCAAATTTCTTCTATAAGCTTATAATTGTCTGTTTCTTTTTCGGATTCGTCTCTGTATGTTTGAATAATGACTAGTTCATCATTATCTTTTTTAGCACCATTAAGTAGCGTTATTAGCTTGATAATCTCTTTGGTTTCATTATATACTGTAACACAATATGAGATCATATTTTAATATTCCTAATCCATGATAAATCTGGGTCAATATATTCTATATTAATTCCGCTCATTTGTATGAACAAGTGGAATCTTTTTTGGTGTTCATCATCAAACAGATGAGTTCCGTGGTTTTTCCTCATAAATACTTTGGTAATGCCTTCTTGCCATAGAGCCATGATACAATCATTGCAGCATTGACCAGTAACATATGCTATTCCATTTTCTGGTCTTATGGCGCAGTTTGAGAGGGCGTTCCTTTCCGCATGAATCATCCAAGGGTATTTATCTGGTCTGGTATTTGGTAACTTGGTATCGTCTAATCCTTTTGGGAATCCATTATATCCTACTCCCAAGATCCTGTTCATGGAATCGGTTATAACACATCCATGTTGTGTTTGTATGTCGTGGCTACGAGCCGATATGGCGTGCGCCAGTCCTATAAAGTATTCCTGCCAGTTTGGTCTCATGGAATATGATAGCGAGGCCAATGAACAAAGCAAGCGGATCTTTAATTATATGTAGGGTCTGGACATGTATTATCAGTGATTTTATCTCCAGCAATTATTCCATAATTACAAGAACCAGACATTAGTATTGCATCAGAGTTGATATTTCCAATATTATTACTATTAACAAAAATTGTCTTCTCATTAATAGTTCCTAGTTCTTCTATCAG